GGTACTTCTGGTTTTACCATTTCATACATCACTTTTGCGTAATCTTGTATCTCTTGTTGAGCATGGTCATCCATTCTTAACCTGCAAAAATGAAAAAAGTTGTGCAAGTCAATTTTCCAGTAACACTCCGTATAGTTTGAAACTGGTAAAACTGTTCGTGCCAACTCTCTTGTTAATCCACCATGTGCTACTGATTCATTTCCCAATAAAAAATCATATGCCGTTAGGCATTTATCTTTAAATTCACGAATCGTTTGTTGATATTTTACTTTCCAAGAATCAGATAAACCATCACCACGACCTTGATTATTTGTTTGTGATTGTGGTTGAATATAATCCAATTCAGGAACATAACAATCATTTGTCATTATTGAGTATCTACCAGAATACTCATTGAGGGATGCCGTTCTATGTCTAGCCAACTGTCTCATTACAAAGATAGGAAGTTTCAAATGAAATTTTACTTCCACCATTTCAAGTGGTGAAGTATGTTTGTGTCTAACTAAATAACGAACAAGATTTCTATTATCTGATACGGAACGAGTCCCCTCCCCATAACTTACCCGTGCCGCATCAGCAATAGAATTATCATCACCCATTACATCAATGAGTCTTACGAATCCGTGTTTATGAACTATTTGTTCTTTTACTTTCATTATCATCATCTCCAAAAAGTACCATCTTCATATCTTCAAAAGCTTTTCTACGATAACTAGCTTCACTTCGTTCCCATGAAAAATGACCTGATGTATTATTTTCTTTTTCTCCGTAATGTTGAATCATTTCATCCAAATAACTCTTTGTTTGTTCTCCTGATAAAAGCATATCTTATCTCCTAACATTTTTGCCACCGGGAAAGTTGAAAATTTGCTTGCAGACCAGAATATGTATTATTATCTATAATATCTATAATGTCTTGAGAAGTCATGCCACTCAAAATCATTTCATTTATATCCTTTTCTTTTATATTATCTGGCCATATACAAACACTATAACCATTGATTATTAATTTCTTCAATGCGTCCATTATCTGTTTGTTACGTTTCTCATTATCTAATACTATAATACTGTTTAACTTAACTCCTTTAAAATTTAAACCAGCGATTGCTAAACAATTGGGTAGAAATAAACTATCTAAAGGTCCTTCTACACAATAATTCTTTTTAGTAATATCAAGTCTTTCTTGGCCATATATTAAGTTCTCTACTCCTTCTAATTTGATTGTTATATATTTAAATTGCTCCTTCGGGTCAAACGACCTTCCTTGATAACCAATGATGTTATTGTCGCTATCAAAAAAGGGTATTACCAATCTGGGTGTATCATGGGCTACAGACTGAAATTTATTTGGAATAGTCTTATTAGTCCATGTTTTAAATCGAATACAAAAATAAAGTTTACTAAAATATTTCTCTGGTATCTGTCTATTTACTAGATACTGTCTAGCAGGATGATCCTCTGCTAATGAATCAATTGATGATAGTCCCTGTAAAATTTTATTGAATTTTGGTTTGAAGTCAAACTGAGGTGTGATAACTTTTGGTTCATCTTGTCTCTCCTTGTATAATTCAGCAATATATTCTCTATGTAAAACAGGATTAACTTTTTCCAGAAACTTACTAAAGGTGGTTCCGTAGTCGCAGTTATGACAACGATAAAAGTATTTATTACCTTTCTCATATATAAAACCACGACGCTTGTTCTTATGCTTCTTTGAATCGCCACATTCTGGACAACGAAAGTTCCAGAGGTTTGTGTGATTCTGTTTGAATTTTTCTAATGAAGGTGATAATAATTGTATAAATTTTACATCAATGTAACTCATAATAAATTCCTTTACATATCCTCCCGGTAGAAATTCCCGAAGGTGGTAGTAAAAACATCCTTCAAATTAACACTCTCTTGTTTAACATAACCATCTGATGGCAACTTACCATTTATATATAATTCTACCATTGATAACAAACCAATGGCAGTTGTATATTCTATTGCCGTCATATAACGCCCATTGATTCTCTCCGGTTTAAACACTTTGTAATATGTTTTCTCTGTATATTCATTCTGTATATTACCACCAACAGATGCATACAATATCACGGTATCTTTTCTTGTCTTAGGGATATGCTTCTTAAAAATACTAGTAAGTTCTGCTTGAGGAATATTTAAATCATTAAAAAGAAAATCAACATAATCGTGATGTCCTATTCTTCTTAATGTTTTATAATTTGCCGTTACATATGGATATATACCTGAAAGAGTTTCGGCAAAGGTGCCGATACCACCAGAAGTATGAAATGCTTCAAACTCACGACCATCAATTGTAATTGTCTCATATCCCGATAGTGCTGGAACATAACCAAATTGTCCTCTTTGTACTACTTGACAATCTCCCAAGTATTCATTAACTAGACCATCACCACTCCACGAACTATGGTATCGTAATTTGTTTGTTGCGTTCTGTGATAAAGCACCAACTCTAATCTTTACTTCTTGTAATTCATCAAAGCCAGTAATTAAATCATTTGCTATTACAGTAGACATCCCAGGTGCTAAACCACAATGTGGCATAGTAAAAGGAATGGATTGTAATTCTTTTATATAGTTATCTAATGCTTCATCTTCGGATAAGTCGAAATAGGGAACATCAAAATCATAACAATATTGATATAGAGCTATGTTCTGTGTATATGGAAGTGCGTTGATGATAAGTGTTTTATCTTTAACGAACTCTTTGAATTGAACCGATTTACCAGTTCCATCTGATTCATATGTTGGTTTTGTTACAGGAAGTTTAACGAAATCAGGAAAGTCTTTCTCAGCTTCATCAGCGATAGAAATTTTATATGAGCTACTGCTACTAACAAGTAGTTCATAGATAGCAGTACCTATTCGTCCTGCCCCAACTATCCCTATGTGAGTTTCATTATTCATAAGACCATTATAACATAAAAAATATGATTATACAAGGAACTTAATTTATTTCTATATCTGCCTGAGAGAAGATATATCCTGCAAGGGTAACTATTGTAATAATTCCCCCATATATCACCGCTTTCCATTTCTCCAAGGCGGACATTCTTATATCCAACTCTGAAAATTTGTCAAGAATTTCCTTATGTATCCTCTGCTGAAATTCTGTTTCTGTAGCAATATGAGCATCTATTCGGTCATTAACCTTTTGAACCTTTTCACCTTGTTCCTTATGCTTAGACGAAATATGCGTCTTTAAAAATTCTGTATCTTTATCTTGTTCTGTGATTCTATGTTTTAAATGCTCTAAATCTTTGCCCAATGTTATATAAGCAATTTTACTCTCATTGGACATTTCTCTTTTCTCGGACATCTATCTGCTCTCTTGGCAATCTTCTATTTGTTTTAACATTGAATTTTCTGTATCGAATCTATCTTTAATCCATTTAGGTGTTACTTCATAATTACCGTTAGGCAGTTTACTTATTTGGCTCTGACCTACCACTCGAACCTGACCTTGAGCGGTCTGACAACCATTCAAACATAGTATCAATATTGTCCACATCACCATCTGCGAGAGCATTGTCCATTTTCTTTTTTCGCTCTTGAAATTCTTTGAAGCTTGCTTTTGGTTTATTCTTTTGAGTTCTATCATAAATCTTTAACCCCGTTGATAAAATATTACCGATTAATGAAAACATTTTTAGTCATCCTTTTTTCTTGTTGCTTTAATAAAATAATCTCGTTTAAATAATTTATTTGTAGGCTCAAACGCATCTGCAAATTTCTCTGCAATAGCTTTTTTAATCGTAGTAGTAACATCCAAACTGGCAATTACATCAGCTACCATCTGATAATGCTGTCGAGTCATTTTTGCTGCTTCCTCTAAACGTGCTTCACAAAGTTGTTTTTCACTTTCTGAAACTAACATATTTTTAAAAGATTTCATTTTTTCCCCTTTTTTACCATGATTCCTGATTTACCACCATCTGTTTTAGAATATTTTCTAAGATAAAGCATATGACCTGATTTTTCATGTTGAACAATAATAGACTTATTAGGATTCTTTTTTGCATATGCATAAATCCGTCTACCTGATTCACTATTTACATCAATATGTTTAGCCCATCTTGCAAATTTACTTTTACCAAATTTACACTTTGAAAAATCTGCATTATTTACTTTAAAGACTGGCATACTAGCAAATGTTGCATCAGGTTGAATAGTTGCAACACTATCTTCTTCCATCAATGCTTGTATAGTATCTTTATCCAAATTCATTTCTTTTGCAATTTCTTCAGCAGATTTACCCTGATCTATTAATTTATGCAACTGATCCATAGTCTTTCCATCATACATAGGTTTCTTCATTTTTTTCTTTTTCTTCTTTTTCTTCCAATGTGCAACATCATCACCAGTTCCTGCTACGGCTGCTCCTGTTGCATTAGCTGGAGCATCTTCATTTTTCTTTGGCATAATCTTCTCCGAGTAATTTTTTTAATTCACTATTATCCTCTGCTTCTTCACGTAGGAATACCAGTGCGGCAACAGCATAAGAACCCATCTTAGATTTGCCACCCGGTATCTTTTCCATAAGTCTTTTCAAATTGAAAATGAACCTTATTAACATAGTATAAGATGCTTTTTCTTTACTATTTTTTAATTCTCTTGCTTTTCTTAATACTTTACCCTTTTCATCAATAATACCAAATTCATAAGCATCTTGTTCTTTCCAAGGCTTTACTAATGTGGTAATAATTCTATATGTAATATAGGTATCAACAACGGTAGACATCTATTCCATACCTCTTAATTTATCTATAATATTGTTATCCAGACTTATTTCAGTATATTGATCTAAAGATAATCTATTTAAATACACTAAAAAAGTCTTTAATATTGGATGAAATTCTTTTTCGACTTTATAAAATAGTATGCGCGTTGCAGCTTTATTGTCAAAGACATTATAAAATGTAACAAGATGATTGATAATTAATCTTTCCTTTAAGACGTTATCTTCATTATATCTTTTAAATAATCTACGAATATAATGGAGTCTTTTTATATCTTCAAAAAACTCCTTAATATCTTTACAATGTGGATTATCATAATGAAGTAAAGCAAACATCATATAATTTCCTGGTGTCAATTCACTAAAATTCATAAAACCTCTATTCAGGATGTAATTTTAAATATCTCTCTCTATACCAATCATCATAAAACTTGTATATAAAATCATTGGTTTTATCCACACCACGCCATTCCGTATCATCAACATACTTCCAGTATGTCCATCTCTTAATTACATAATAAACATAATGCTCACCCGGAAGTAACCAATGATCCCCATTATCTGTTATTGTATAAACACAATTATCTTTACAAGCATAAGCTTCAATTAATGAATAGGTAACAATAACATCAACTAAGTTATCATTATCTATATCTATATAAAATGATACAGTCCTAGGAACTTCTTCAGGAATCCAATTAATGATTTCATTAACTTCAGGAATTTCTGGTTCGTGTATATGTTCCTTTGCTTGCGCACCACTAACCCATAAAAAGCATAGCAATACTACACCAGCTATTCTTAACATTTGTTTAAAAAATATTACGGTGCAGCAATTACAATAGCTGAATAGCCGATTGCAGTTTTCGTCGCAGCAGTAAATTTCTTTGAAGCTGTTTCTAAGGCAGTTCCCGATACTGCATCAACTAAATCCGGGTCTCCCATTGTAACATTATTTGCAAGATTATAAGTAGTTGCTTGAGCACTTGTTGCAGTAAATCTCACTACATTTCCTTCTAAATTATTTGCCAATGCTACACCATTTATATGCGTTACTGTAGCAGTTACATTTGATCCTGCTGTTGCAGTAAGAAGTACCGTTCCAGCTGAACCTGCAACGTACTTCACAGCTTCATCATAGGAAACTTCAAATACAATATTATTTGCAGTACCATGAGCAGCATTAGTAATAATAGCATAGTTGGTCATTGTTGGATGTTTCAATCCAGTTGTTGCAGTTGCACCAGCAAGGTCACCAATAGCAACTAAAACTTCAGGAGTTGCACTTGTATTATCATTCCCAGAGCTTGGATGACCAGGTTGCATTACCCAACCAGACATATTTGCATAACAATCTGCTCGGTTATAATTTGAATCCTCGCTGTCTACCAAAAACTTAGGTTTATTTGTGGTTGCGTCGTGTGTTGTTCCCCATAGACCCATTTTATTCTTCCTCCGTTAAAAATGTTTTTTCTTCCGTATCTTCTGTATTTTCATCCGCAACATGATCCGAAGGACCTTCTGCACCATTACCATATATTACTTTAACTTTACCATGTTCATCAAGTTCAAACTCAAACTCTTGATGATTTTTAATACCACCTTGAACTTGATTAATATGAAAATTATATACATTACCTTCACTTAAAATCTGTCCTACATTTTGATGATATGCAGCTATCTTACCTTTCATAATTCTCTCCTTTTCAAATAACATAAGGGGGATTTCTCCCCCTCATATCATCAATTATTTATTCTTGTTATTGGCAATGTTTAAAGATAACCAATTAAGAACTGGCCAAAGTTTTCCGATGAAAGGAATTTTTACAGCTTTATTATCTTTTAAAGTCATTGTAACTGCATTAGCAGCAACTACAACTGTTGTAAAAATTTCCCACCAAGATTGTTGAGCCATCCAACCGAATACCATAGTTTCCATAGTGAATACTCCTTTATTTCTTTAAAAAATTAATGATATAACCAACCAGCTATACCCCAACCAAGAAAGAAAAAAATCAATTTACTTAAATGTGGATTCATTTAATTTCTCCTCATTGTGGTTAATAATATTTATACTACTTGTTAAAAATAGCATAAATGACACCAACAGATGCAAGACCAACTAAACCCTGCGCACCCAACATTCCAACGATATGTGTAATATTACCAATAACATCACCACCGATAAAAGGAACTGCTTTGCCAAAAATTACTTGCATGATAATAGCTAATGCGAGTAATGATACGCCAGCTTCTGTTAATTTTTTCACCCAACCAACAACTTGATCGAACATTTGTTTCTCTCCTTTTTGTATTATAGGGATTTTTTATGTTTAGTGTGTAGTCGATATTTTAAAACTATCCCCGTAAAAAAAATAGATATCGACAGTCGTTACTTCATTCTTTTCTGTAATTCTTTAAATACTTGTTTTGCTAGCTTAGCATTTTTGGTCATCAAACCACTAGCAAATTTTTTAAATTTATCTTTCTTTACAAACTCTCGCATCTTAGAACCAGAAATACCTTTAACACCTTCTGCATCAGGATCACGGTCTCCTGCTGATACTACTGAAAAATCTTTGATGTTATCTAAATCACTCTCTACATATTTTGACATATTCTTTTTAAATTCTGTGACTCTATCACTACCAACAACAAAAACTACTTTAGAAAACTTTTTCTTATTTAAATATTCTAATACATCAAATGGAGTTTTTATATCCATTGAAGTATTTATAATACTTCCAAACACATCTCTAAGAACTTTAACCTTTGTTCTATATGTTAGAGGATTCTTTTTATTGTCCTCTGTCTTAGAAGGAAACACCATAGGCATTCCACGCTCTGATTTAGCCACACTCATAACTTTTTTAATGAGTTTACCATGGCCAGTCGTTGGAGGATTCATCCGACCGAAAGCAAAGACAGCTGTCTTATCTTTTGCTTCATTAAGAAAATCTTTAAAAGTTATCATCTAGTCGCTTTCGTTATCGCCTTCCCACTCTTTATCAATTTCATCATAAAACTTTTTCTTATCAGCACCAGATAATTCAGATGGGCTACTAACACCATACTTTTTTAATTTCTTATCAAAAAATGCTTGGTAAGCTTTCTTATCTCCTGTTACTTCCATCATTTCTTTAAATGTTTTCATCTTAATCTCCTAGTTCAACTTTATAACCTTTTTTCTTAAAATACTTTGTAGCAGCTTTCCAAATCTTTCCATGAATAACAGGCTTATCAAAATACTTTTCTTGAGACTTTCCATCATCATCATCTTCAGGCCATTTCTTTTCACCTGTTTTTCGTTGCATATCACTAATCCATTTCTCTAACTTCTCATTATCAATATTCATATTAAGTGTAACTACTCCATCACCAACATCAATATATAAGGCTCCTTTATACTTACCTTGCAACTCATACTCATCCCCATCACCATTAAGTGCAAAACTAGCACCACCAAATTTTACTTTTTTATCCAATGCTTCATTCAGATAATTTATAAATGTTTTCATCTTCTTCTCCGGTTAATCCAACTTCTTTAAGTGAAAGTTCAACTTTTTCCATACTGATTTCTTTAAATCTATTCATAATGTTTCTATATTTTTTATGATTTGGACAATTACATTGCCATTGATATAACGCTTCACACTTAGCACAATACCTCGATTTCATTTTAGTAGTAGTCATTACCTCTTGTCCAGTCCTCCTGTATTTGTTTATTGTCCCATTCATATAATGCTGCTACAAGATGTACTCTGTCTACTTCACTACCATTAAATTGACTATGGTAATTTTGTGTATCTGCCCACCAGCCTTCACCAACTTTCATATGCAATACTTCTTCTTCAACTATCTGCATATTTCCTTCATCAGTAATTATTGGAATATGTATTCGTGGTTCTGGGTCGCGATGCCAAGATAATGATGTTCTTGGTATTGATTTGTTCAAACGTACACGACCCATTTTTCTTTTATATGTCGCCATACAATAACCATCAACTAGCTCATATATTTCTTTAAAATATGTATGATTAAAAGAATGTATAAATTCTGAATAATCACTTTCATCTAAATCTTGTTGTCTTGCTTCTTCTTTACCATTTTTCATTAAATAATAAATACCACCAGTACCTTCGTAATAACAATCAGGTGTTGGTACACCTTTTTTTCTAGTTAAACATATTTGATTCTTATACTTTGGATTATCAGGCCATGGTGCTATTCTTAAAACTTGTTTTAGTGCTTCTTCTAATTTATCTTGATCGAATGTAAATGGTAACTTTTGAAAATAACGATATACTGTCTGCATAATATAACCTCCAGTATTAATCCCAATCCTTTGCAATAGTAAAATTAGCGTGTGAAAAAGTAAGTCTATCTACTAACTTAACAGCACCACCATCAGCAGAATCAATAGCAACAAATCCCTCTGGTGCTGTTACTTTATAACCATCACCGTCTCTTAAAAATGTTCCAATACCTCTAATTGTTTCTAACTTCTTAACAACCATATTCTTTGCTTCAAGAATACCTAAGTAAGTTGCCATACAAAAATAAACATCATTCTTAAATTTCAGTAAAGTCTTTTTTCCTTCTTTCTGTATATCTTTATATGTTTTTTTACCTTTATCAGATTTCTTTGTATCAATCTCTTGTTGTATTCTTTTCATATAATATACACCAAATTCTTTTACTAGTTTCTTAGTATCAGAAATACCAGCACCAGAGCGAATCTTAGTATTGAAAAAGACTTTCATCCACGGTGCTAGTCCCCACTTTTTCTTATCAGAAATTTCTTTTCCTAAATGATTTAAAAATTTACCAGCCTTTTTAGCTGCACCTGCAATTTGATTGATTTTTTTCTCTAATTTATCTATTTCTTTTGGATTAAATGTAGCTGCATTAGCAGTATTCACATATGCATCATCAAACCAAACATTTTTAGTTTTCTTGAACTTAGTTGAATCAACACCAAAAGATGCCTTTAATGAATCAATAGTGCTTCCTGTATACTCTGTGTGCCATACCACTCCAAGACTTGCCTTTCTCATTTGAGATGCCAAATCACTATCTTCTGGAACAGCATAGGTGATAGTATTAGGTCCGAAAGTCAACATACTGACATCATCAATAGTTTCCTTCTTCAAATCACCTTTAGAAAACATTATATCACCCTGATAGATACCTTTCATTCCAAGATCGGGTAAGTATTTCAATGCAACTTTTATTTTATCTGAAGGACCCGCTGAACCATGATTAGCTTCAATATCTGATTGAGTATAATTTATTTTTGGGGTCTTATTGAACATTGCTTTCGTTGCAACGAAAAACTTGCCGTTCTCTGGATTGATACCAGCAAATATTGCTGGAGCTCCATCCCACTTTACAGTTATGTTCGTTTTACTTTTCCCACCAGATAACATATCCTTTAGGGAATTTAAAAAACGAATAGCTGTAGTCGCACCCTTAACACCATTGTTGATGATTTCATCTTCAAGGTGTTCCATGTGCGTATTTTTATCTTCATTTAATAGTTCTTTGAATGAAATCATAATATCACAACTGGATTTACCCTTACATGAACATCTAATTCAAAAAAATTTAATACTGATTCTACACTAGTATCAATAATTTCATTAGCTGCTTTTTTTAATTCCATTAATTTTTCATTAAACCATGAGCACATTTTCTTAATTTTTTCTTTAATTGCAACAAAAGCCTTTTTAATCCAATCTGTAAGTTTTCCTTCGGATAAAATTTTACTCTGATCTACCACATCATTATAAAAAGATTCTTGTAATTTATCTGTTTCTTTGAATAGTGTATCAACTGAAACTCGTAAAGATTGATAAAATGAATATCCTAATTTCTGTTTCTTTCCATTAACTTTTTTACTATAAGAATTAGTTTTTAAATCTGGTCTAACTTTCATCTGCTTTGATATTTTAGCAGCATACTTAGTTGACATTGGTTGCCATCTCAACTGATCCATAGAATAATTCCAAATAATCATATGTGTTGCTTGACCAGCTTTATCTCCTGGCTCACCAAATATATTTCCACCAAACTTTTCATATCCTGTCATTGACTCATATGCAAAAGCACCACCAACACTTTTATCATTAAATGCTTTTTCAAAAGTTGCTGTAATAGTTGCTTTCATCTTTTCTTGTGAATCTATAATTTTCTTTGCAGCTGCATTACCATCTTTTAATGAATCAATTTTTTTCTTTTTCAAAAGTTTCTTATCATATTCCTTGACATCTTTAACTGACATCTGTTTTAATATACGACCGTTTAATTCTTCTCCAATGGTTCTTGTAGATGTAACAAATTTATCAACCTCTTCCATTAATTGTTTTTTCATCTTACCACTTTTACCAGCTAATTTTAATGCTGCTAATATAGTAGCTCGTGTTTCTTTTTGTTCTCCTGACATTAATTGTGCTTTAGGTCCTTTAACAGAACATTGATATTTTCCTACTTTTATATCAGCTTTAGATGTGTCTACACCCTTCCCTGTGGTATCAGACCAGAAAGGAGAAATTCCGGGTTTTGTTTGACCAAAACCAGCATCTGCTGTTGTCGCTGGTAATTTAGATTTACAAAGTTGAGAAAACTTCCAAAAAATATCTGCTTGTTCTTTTTTTGTTTTTTTATAAACAGCCCAATCACTTTTTATTACTTTTAAAAATACTTTAATTTCTTTCTGTTTTAAAATTACGCTTTTGAACTTTTTTTCTTTTTGAGAACTTAAAGATAAACAAGTAGCAATAACACCTTCAAACAAAGTAGATGCATCTGTTCCTTCTACTAAAAAAGTTTTAAATGATTTCATATCTTTCCTAATTCCTCTAACTTACACAATGGACATTCGTCAATGTCTATTGACCTAAATGGGCAGACTGTATAGTGGTCATCAGCCTTACTTATTTGTCTGTTTAGAAGTGAATTTTCACCAATACCCTTTTTCTCTTTTACTGCACGAGCGGCAGCTTCATTAAACATTTTTTTAATATCCATCATGTACCAAAACTTAAACCTCTGTTAAGTTTACCTTATAACGCTTCCCTGACACATTGTTCAATAAAAATAAATCATCTTCGCCTTCTTGAAATGTCCAAGAACCAGAAGTTCCATCCACACTATTACCATCACGGTGTGTATTATCTAAAGTCATATCACTAGTTTTAAAATCCTGTACAACTATTGCTGTACCTTCAGCTTTAATAGTTGCATGATCTCCCATGTAAATTGTACTATCATCAACATACATATCACGAATCTTATATGTTGCACTACCTATATCATAAGTATTATTTGCTGATGGTAGGAGAGTAGACGACATAGTATACCAGCTATTAGTACCTTGTTTAGCAATAATACTAGTATCCGTCATAGTACCCTTAATTTTATCAGAACTTGTTTCCAAAAAATCAAGAATATCTGAAACTTTTTGACTCATTTTTAACCCCTTATATAATTAAGTTCACTATATATTTATAATATCTAATTATAGTTCTGTTTCACCAGAAATTCGGGCAATTTCCACTCAACTGTGTCTTTATCTACATTATAATGCCCCAAAGCACCACAAAAATTGCAATATTCTATACCAACATCATAGTCTAATGTAGTCGTATTTGCTTTATGTTCGCACAATTTCTTCATAACTTGTGGCTCTTTCTCACGATTGAACCAGCCATCTGAAATAGTTAAATCTTGCATTGTACCCTCCTTTATTGTCTATTTATATGCTTTTCCTCACCTATTTCCTCTAATTTTTTTCTGCGTTCTGGTTTTACAGTAAAAACGAATGGATTGCCCTCTGTATTAGCTTCTGTCTTTTTTTCATAGAATTTATTACTTCCATCATTAGCCATTGCTGGTTGTTTATGCTCTTCAATATCTTCAAGTTTCATTCTTTTCTTAATAACATTTACCAAGAATTTACTATTAATACTCAAATCACCATAACGATTCTTTAACTGTTTAAATAATATCTGATTCTTACTACTCGTATCATCATCTTTTGCAATAATTGCTAACATCAAATCTGCCGTTGCTGGTAATCCAAAACTTTCTGATGTATTGGCTAAATCAGGATCAGAACTCGTATACCCTTCCCGATTTAATTGTGAACTTGTAATAATAGGAATATTTTCTTCAACTGCCAAACCACGAATTTCTTCAGCAATAGATTTAATATAAATGTAAGTGTTCATATTAGCTGCCCACTTAACTTTACTTGATGCACAAATATTCAAATAATCCAAAATAATTACCTGTGGTGTAAAATCTTTTTTAATTTTCAATTCTCTTAATAAAGAACGAAATTGTCCAACATGAGCTCCTGCTGTTGGATATTCTTTAACCACTAATTTACCAATATTTAATTTATCCAATTTCTTTTGAAACATATCTTTTGGAATAATATGTAAATCACTTATATCAATATCCATCAAGTTAGCATCAATTCTTTCTGCTATTCTTTCTTCTGCCATTTCCATAGTAATATATAAAACATCTAAGCCTTGTCTTAAATATTGACTTGCAAAATGTGTTTTTACTAAAGTTTTACCAACACCAGTTCCACCCAATAATACAGTAAGAGTTTTTGGTGAGATACCACCATTAGTAATTTTATCTAACAGTACCATATCAAATGGAATCTTAGTTTCTTTTTGATGATAAAATTCCCATCTGTTATCACTATCTTCTAAATAGTTATGTCCAATACTTGTGTCCAATGAAACTGCAAGTGCTTCTGTAAGAATTTCTGGTATTGCATTTTTAGATTTTTGTTTGTCCTTACCTTCTAAGATAGAAATACTTTCAACAATACCATTATATACTGCTTGGTCTTTTGCCCATTTCTCTGTTTCTTGAACTAACCATTCTCCATCATCTGTTTTTTTCGTATATGTTTTTAAAAGCTCTTCACATTTATTAAATGTTGTCTCATTTAAATCAGTTCTATTAGATAAATTTACAGACAATGCATCTATTGTAGGAGACTTATCATATTCAAGAATATAATCTTGAATTTCTTTGAAAATTATCTTTTCATTATTATCTTTAAAATACTCTGGTTTTAAAAAGACACCAATAACACTAGAATAAGTATCATTATATATCAAATTCTCTAATATCAAACTTTCAGTTCGCATATAAAATATCCCTAATAATTTTCTTTTCCTTTTCTACACCAATTGCTAAGAATGGCTTATAACTTCTTATTAATTTAATAAAATCTTTTGAAGCTGGATCAATTAATTTCTTTTCCATTTGTGGAAGAAAATTCAAAATAATATCAAGTGTCGTGAATGTTTCTACCGATATTGTTCGTGATAACCCAAGTTTTAATATAGCTGGATGATTAACCTGTTCGGCTATGAACAATTCATCAAAT